TGACTAAAGCCGGATCATTGAAAAAAAACCACAGTTATAGTATATCTTTGTCTGATTTTGATAGTCTTTATGTTTCTGTACCAGAGGAAAGTGTTCACCTTACTAACAAACGGCTTAAGATTGCGNTGGCCAAAGGNCTAAAACCGTTGTATGTAACCGAAAAAATTNCTACTTCGTTTGAGTTGAGTAGAGACATTAATAGAACTCAATTAATGAAAACTGCTTGGGCTTCTTTTCAAGAAGACTTTAATGTTAAAACTCTTGATGCTTTTCCTTTACCTGAAAAACAAAAAACCGATAGAAAAAAAAGAAAGTCTACTAATACTAAGGCTAAAACCGAAGTTAGTATTCGCACTATTAATCGTGGTAGTGTTTCATTCAGAAATCGATTAGTTGTTAATATCGCAAGTAATACTACTAAGATTGTTTACTTCTTGTCAAAAGAACGTAAACAATATGTTGATAATATTCACAGTTTGATTAGTATGAATAAAAAATATGATATTTATACTAATACGGTTTTTGCTGGTATTGGTGTTCAAGATATTAAGAAAATTGTGGATGATGACAATTTTATCACCTTTGAGGATTTTGTAGACGGGTATAACGTCCCGAAAGCATTTTACCGTCAATATATATTGAGTGGTGTTAATAACCATCGGTTTGCAAATTTGACAAATTTTTGGGAAAAAGCAGGAAAACAAATCAAAGATCCTAGACTTCGTAAAATGGTTGCTACATCAAACATCATAAAAAAAGACAGGGCTTTTTCATACGGAANTGTCAAAGGTCGCTTGCCAAAAGTTATTCAACACCGGTTTGATAAAAAATACGATTTGGTAAAAACTGAATTTGAANAATATTGGTTGGAATTAGAAAGTACTTTGGATAACTATACGTTGTTAGATATCGTAGCACGAAGTCGAAGTTTTGATCCAAATATCGATGATTTGGTTTTGTATATCAATGCTAAATACGAAGCTTCAAAATAAAAGTACTGGCTGCATTTTGTGGCCAGTAATTTTTAATGAACTACCCCATAGGCTAAAGCCATCTGGGGTTTTCTTTCACTACTTTCATAAAATTCTTGACATCTCATATACAATTTGTTATAATAAGATATAACAACAATTAGGAGACAATATGAGTATTTACCAAATTTTACAAGAACTAAACCAAGAAAACGGAAGCAACTACAAGATGGCTGTCTTGCGTAAGTATAAAGACAACGAGTTACTAAAGTGGGTTCTTAAGATGGCTTATGACAAGGTGTCATATACGTTTGGNATCAGAAAGATGCTACCGGTGACTGAAAACAAAGGTTCTTTTGATTTAGAGTACGGTCTGAGTTTCTTAGAGCAAATGCTAAATACACGGACTGTCACCGGTAATGAGGCATTAGAACAACTCAAGCAAGTAATGACTGAGTTATCGGCAAACGATGCAGATGTTATTGCCAAGGTTATTGGTCGGGACTTGAAGATCAATATGGGACAAAGCAGCATCAACAAGGTGTTTCCTAAATTGATTGTTAAACCTCCTTATCAGCGATGTGATATTGGCACCGAAAAAAATATCAAGAAGAATATGGACTTCACCAAGGGTGTTTACTCACAATTGAAGATGGACGGTTCATATCGGTCTTGTCTTGTAGACGGCGAGCAAGTGACTTTTATGAGTCGTTCTGGTAATGAAGATTTCTTTCCTAAGTTGAAAGAGGAAGTACTTGCTCTTAAGATTGACCGTCCAGTTGTTTTTCTAGGCGAGTTGACTATTGATGGAGTAACTGATAGAGCAGAAGGTAATGGTCTTATTATTTCTTTATCCAAAGGATCAAAATCTCACGATCCAGACGAGATCAATGAAAATGTTAGATTTACTATCTGGGACATGGTTGATGCTCAAGAGTACAACCAAAAGAAAGGAACTTCAAAATATTTTGATAGATTCAAGGAATTGACATTTTTAGTTGATCCTGCTAAGTGTAACAGGATTTCAGTGGTTGAGACTAGAGTAGTTAATTCTATGAAAGAGGCGTATGAACACTTTCAAGAGGTGACTGCGAGAGGCGATGAAGGTACCGTAATCAAATCGCAAAATATGACATGGAAGGACGGAACAAGCAGAGAGGCTTTAAAAATCAAGTTGGCCTTTTCGGTTGATGTTAGAATTACAGGCTTTAAAGAAGGAAAACCCGGAACGAAACGAGAGAAAACTTTTGGTGCAATTGAATTTCAAACTGATGATGGTTTGATTGTTGGGAGTACTTCAGGTTTTACCGANGCTCAGTTGGAGGATTTCAACACCAGAAGAGATGAATTGATCGGAGTTGTCATGGAAGTTGAAGCAAATGATTTGACTAAGGGTAGAAATAATAATCATTTTGCCCTTTCCCACCCTCGGTTTATTGAAATACGAACAGATAAAAATACTACCGATACTTTAAATAGAGCGCAGGAATCGTTAAGGATGTCTATGTCTTTATAATCTCTTTTAATTCTGGAAGAATAAAATCCTCAAACCATTCGGTTCATCCCTCTAGCGTGTCGGTGCTCTTTGAGTGAACGACTAATTACAGAAGGTGTGTAAAATGAAAAAGACCGTTGAACTTTTGCCTGTACCCAATTCTGATGACTTGATTTTGCCGTTAGATGAAGATATTCTAAAGTCATTGAATTGGAATGAAGGCGACAACTTGGTACTAAGTAAAAAAGAAGATAAAATTGTTTTGACAAAAAAGGTAAAGAATGAAAGAGTACCGTAAACGAAAAGAAGTAGAACGAAAATTATTGAATAAACGAGGTAAAGTTGAAGTTTCCTTCGATATTCCAAAGGTCCTATACAATCAACTAGTGGAATTAGCAAAAGAAAAGAAGATGTCTATGGATGAACTTATTGAGCACATTATTTCAGAGTACCTTGAACAAAACGAAACAAAGGAAACGAATGATTAACTGGACTACACTTATCAAAGAAGCAATGCAATCCAAAGATAAGATTGCTCTAACAGCATATAGATCAGTCAAGACCAAAGAAGGAACTTATCTTGGTGCCAAGAAAGGCAATGAGATTACAGATGTCGTCCAGACTGGTTTTATCAAAAAGGAAATTGCTGAACGAGAAGAATCAGCTGCAGCGTATTGTAAACAATACGGTCCAGAATATGTCGAAAGTGTAAAAAATTACCAAGTCGCTGCTTCCCTTACAAAATTACTCCCTAAGCAATTGGGAGCAATCCAAACAAAGACACTAGTCCAAGAGACAATCAAGGAAGTTTCGGCATCTACTATGCGAGATATGGGTAAGGTGATGGGCAAATTGAAAACTAGAACAGACGTTGATATGAAATTAGCCAGTAGTATTATCAAAGAATTATTGATGAGAGAAAACTAATGTGTATTGTAGAAAAAGTATTGGGTATTGCCAAAGAAGAAACTATCCCTGAATGGTTCGATGACCAGATAGTGGAGAACCCTCACGTTATGGTTGAACCTAAGGATTTCTTCAAGNATGACAAATTACTCAAAAGTATTGCCTCAAATGAGTACCGATTAGTGTCTAGAAGAGATTGGGAAAAATATGTAGAATATCCAGCCATGAAATACTCTAAAGACAATAATCCCTTTCCTGAGTTANNTTGGTATCCAAACGATATTATGTATGATGGGTGGAAAATTGACCTTTCAACAGCGATGGTTAGCATATAGGTCGCATCAATCGGTACAGGATTTGCCATTCACTAANCCAATTAAGGAAATTAAATGAAACTTCTAACGGTACATCAAATTCAGGATATGTCTCTAAATGCTTTTGAGAATGAGCTAGCCCGTCTAAAAAACAACCAGCAAATTAAAATTCTAGACGAAGAAACAGGTATTGTTGGTATTTTAGTCCACCCCCAAGAATATGAAAATATGAAGTCACTCAAATCACAAGTGGATTCTTAATGGCTAAGATAGACCTTAATGATTTGCTTGCTGAACTTCCTGATGGGGAAAGGGCTGGATTCTTCTATCTTTTAGAAAGATTGAAGAAAAGCCCCTTGCCTGAGGTGTCAATTGGTGAAGTTCTAGATGCACTTTATTTTACGAAGAAGGACCATGCTGCCAAGAAGAATTGTGCTTTATTTGCTAATAATGATTACTATGACGAAACAAAGCAAATACCTGGTGAACTCTATAATATCAAAATCCCTCTAAAATGAATTATGATCCATCGTATTTTTGCTCAGGCTGCAATGATTGGGTTCCTAATGATTATTGTACTATTCACAATTGTAGAACAACTCACGTCCTGGATTTTATCATTGGGGACACTAAGAACAAAACGTACCAAGAAATAGAACAAGAAACTGCACATTTTGACATCAAGTCATTACGATGTGAAATTTGTGGACAGTACACTGGAAAGGTTATTGAGAAATGTCCTAGATGTAGTGGTAGTATAATTGGTTATGCTAGCACGTTTGGTACTCAACACATGGGAGGTAAAGTGCCCTTTGCAGTATTCAAGAAAGAAATGAAGGTGGTAATATAATGCCAATGTTAATTAATGATAGGAGTGTAATTGGAAGTAATTTGTTAACAATGGCATTCATAAACGAATGCCAAAATATTGTTAGCATGACTGACGAGATTTGACATCAATAAATGTTTTTGATAAAATAATTATAATAACAATAAAACAAAGAGGTAATGAATGAATTGGATTAAGGAAAATGTATCAAGAGTTATTACGGTGGCGGGCTTTTTAGCGGTTATGGTTGGTGGTATTGATTGGTATATTGCTCAAAAAGCCCTAGCGGAGCAAGTACAACAAAACAAGACTCAAATCACCAAGGTTCAAGCAAAAATGGAACTTGATAAAATCACTGCTATTTATTACGAATCAAAACGGACCGCTAAGTCTAATCCAGATGATGACGAGGCTCAAGAAGAATATGAAGACTTAAAAGCCCGAAGGAATCAATTGAAGGCAATTATTAGAGGTAAGTAATGCCAGACAAATTTGTAGTTGTATATCCAAACAATGACCGATCAATGGTTACTGTTGAGCAGGTAAAAGATGGTGCAACGCCATCTTCAGATAAAGCATATAGTACGGAGTTTAGTACCCGACAAGAAGCTGCTGAATGTGCTATTTGGCAGGCCCAAACACGAAACATTACGTATAGGTAAAGATGAAACAACCAGAAATTTTTGAAGAAAAAGTACAAGCAGCAGCAGAAATTGCTATTGATGTAAAGAATACCCACAAACCTAATATTGGTGCTTACTCAAAACTGTACCAATACGCATTTGGGGGCAAACCAGCAGAGTTTAAGTCATTATTGAAGTGGAAGTATTTTGTCGCTGGTGTGCCTAATGAAACTTCCAAGGGCAAACTAATGACAGTACTCCAAGATTTTGCCGTTGCTGTCAAATTGTATTCACAACTAGACGATTTAAGCCAAATCCAAGGCGTTTTAAGTTCAATGGGTGTTAGTGTTTCTTTTGATCCAGCAAAAGCAGAACCCACAGGAAAATCTAGTTTAAATAAGTTCAACGATAAATGGAGTGAAATTTATCCACACGATAGTGCTCCTTCCGATAAAGGAGAATTACTTGAAAAGTTGCTAGAAGATGCTATGCATGAACAAGGTGCTATTGAAACACTCAAGCAAGAAACTGAAGGATACGCTTCTGATGTTGAGGTGAATTGCGAAACTTTAGGTAGTGTATTTAAGACAGCAGTTGGACTCAAGGCCAAGAAAATGGAGGGAACTGATATTTCCGAAACAATCAAAATTCTGGAAGAAAAAGCAGATCAACAGTCGCAAGCATTTGAGGTTTTGGAGGGATAATGCTAATAATATCTGACTGCGATGGGTGTATAGTTGATTTCTATACACCTTTTGAATCTTGGTGTAAAAAGAATTATCCAAACGAGCCTGAAGGGGCTATATTGAATAAAAAGAGTTATACACTAGAAGAATACGAATCTAGAGCAATGCTAATGGACGCATTCCACGCTAGCGGTAACGTTGCTAGTCTTCCTTTTTTTGAGGGTGCTGTCAGAACTCTAGTTACTCTAACGAACAAAAAACACAACGTACAACTAGTAACGGCTTTACCTAAAGAGTTTGAGAACGATAGATTCAAGAACTTTCATCCATTCTTCAATCCAAAAAATATACACTGTGTTGGGGAGGATAAAAAGAAACAAACCATTTTAGACATGAATCCAGTGTTTGTTATAGAAGACAAACCGTCATTAATCAAGTTCTTTTCGGCCAACGGGCTCCGGGTTTTGTATCCTGTTAGACATTATAACAAAGATTGCGAATACGGAACTCCGTTTGAAGATTGGAATGAAGTATTTAGTNNAGTGGAAAATTATGTGGACTGATGTACCAGAAAATATAGCCAGTATTAATGGCTTGAAACAACATATCCAACGTTGGGATATTCAAGTATCTAACTCTGGTGGTATTAGAACCAAGCTAAAAACTGATAAAGAGTGGATGTATTGGGATTCTTGGTTCACAGCCAAATTATACATCAAGTCTGAGTGATTTGACATCAATTTTAGTATTTGATATTATTATATTTTAAGGATAAAGATATGCAAGGTATTACAAAGCAAATAGAGTTGTTCAGAGCAGACACAGGGATGTCTTATATTGAGTCATTCCTTGATTTTTGCGAATTGAAAGATATCGATCCTGAAGAGATTATTAATGAAATTGATAAACCTCTAAAGGCAAAAATTTCCAATGAATTTATTGAAAAAGGAATGACTAAACAACGTAGGTCTACCTCTACATTGGAAGAATTTTTCTAGTATAAATAACACTAGGAAAATGAAGGTGGAATAGTGCTTGCTCCAATCTGAACCAGTGGTTCTAATAAATTGCACCAATCTCAAATAAGGTAAATGAAATGAGGAAAAAGTTCGATTTTGGTAAAATCAAAGAAAACATGCAGAAGAAAGAAGCTGCAGGAAAGAAAGACTATACTGACAAAAGGTTTTGGAAACTTGGTGTCAACAACAACAAAGGATCAGCAATCATTCGATTTCTTCCCGATCCTGAATCCGGTAATCCTTGGAAAAAACACTCAGAACACGCATTTGACTTTGACCAAAACGGTAATCAGAAATGGTATATTGAAAATTGCTCAAAAGACTTAGGCGACCCTTGTCCAGTTTGTGAACGATCTTGGGCACTTCGTAAATCAGCACACCAGGTTGATAAAGATCGTGGATATGCTATGCGTCAAAAGTTCAAGTATGTGTCTAACATCTTGGTTCTAAAAGACCCAGCCAATCCAAGCAACGAAGGAAAGGTATTTTTGTTTAGTTATGGACCGATGATCCAAAAGATGCTCGCAGTAGCAATGGGTATGCCAGTCAACAACTATGGTCAGGACGATAGTACTGATGATTTGGATGATGAACAAAATATCTTCTACCCACATGATGTAGACGGTGGAGCAGATTTCTTGTACAAAGCAACTCCTGGAACCGGTGGATTCAAGTACACTTATACAATGTCTAAGTTCAAGTCACCTTCAGAATTGTTTGGTGAGTTAGACGAAGATGAACGTGAAGAAAAGTTAGATGCTATTATGGCTGAGTGTCATGATACTGAGAACTTTCCTGCTGAGTCAACTTATCCAACACAATCACAATCAAGGGAGAAACTTGGTGCTGAGTTAGGTATTCAGCAAGTGGATGACGACAACGATTTTGAAGAAGTTAAAGGATCGTTGCCTTCTGATCCGGTTCCTGACAAAAAGCCAGCAAAAAAGGCTAAGAAAGAATCTGAGCCGGACGATGATGCAGATGATGTTAATTCATTTATAGATTCTTTATAAAAGTCAATCTTTAACCTTAGAGGGGAGACTTCGGTCTCCTTTCTTTCGTGGAAATCAATGAACACATACTCCCCAAGTAAAATAGGTTGTTGGAATCAGTGTAAATTTCTCTTTAAACAAAAGTACATTGACAAAGTAAAATTCCCATTTATTCCAACTAAACATCTAGAGAAAGGAAACTACATCCATAATATACTGGATTCGTATCCTAAAGCACCCCAGAATCCATTTAAATTCAACATAAGTACTAAGAGTCAAGTCTCTGAATATAAAGAACTTCTACGTAGTATATTGAAGCGGGATGTAGTTAGAGATTTATTGACCCAAGACCATGCAAAAGAGCAAACATTCTTTATTACAGAAGATTGGGGCTTTACAACTGGTTATAAAGGAAGTATTCTCAACGGTAAGGTGGATTATTTCAATACAAATAATGGTATTGGTACGATTATTGATTGGAAGACGGGCAAATTTCGTGAAGGAGCGTATAGACACCAATTAGAAGTTTATGCTATTTTTATCTTCTTGAAATATCCGTCAATAAACAAGGTAAATGCTTCATTGTATTATGTTGACCACGACATAATGGATAATATGGTATATACTAGAGATGAACTACAAGGTCTAAAAGATAAGTTCATTGATCTTATAAATACAATAGAAAATGAAACAGAATTTGCCAAAACCCCCGGTCCACTTTGTGATTGGTGTGATGCCCAAAAAGCAGGCAAATGTAACCCTTTTAGTATAAATAATTTAACAAAGGAAAGAAATGGCAGAAATTAAGCAGTGGATTTGTTTAGCCCCTAACGGCAATCACGTATCTATTTCGGTACATGGTAGACCGGGCGATATGGACTTTAAGAATGGACAAATTATTCAAGATGAAGTCATTGCTAGACAATTCCCGAATATCTTTAGACCTTATCAGGCTAAGAAAGTTGCGAGTGCACCTGAAGTTACTCCTGAACCAAAGAAAGTTCAGGAAAAACCGGAAGTTACTCCTGAACCAAAGAAAGTTCAGGAAACTCCAGTTGAAACAGCTAAAGAAAGTCCTTCAGTAGTTGAAGAGAAACCGGCAACAGTAAAAACAACTACAAAGAAAACTATTAAGAAAACCATTAAAAAAACCAAAAAATAATTAGTACATGGCTATTACAAATTACATTACATCCAGAACCGAACTAAAGGCATATTGTCTTAGAAGATTAGGACAACCTGTTGTTAGGGTTGAAGTGGATGATACTCAATTAGAGGATTGTATCAATATAGCCGTGGACAAATTTGTTGAATACGCAGATGACGGTTCGTCAATGCGTTTTGGGACATTCGGTGTAACCGCTGGAACACATACGTTCACGTTACCAAAGAATGTTTATTCAATCAGGAATTTATACGACACTCAAGAAAACGTAGGAAACTTGAGTGCTGTATTCCCTGGTAGACTGNTCGCTGACACGTATGGTGCAAAACTAACGGCAGCGGACGGTTTACTCTCTTTAGAGGTAACACGATCTAAGTTAGCAGAATTGAGTTATACGTTAACCGTCCAGCCCATTTATGATTTCAACACAACCACAAACACCCTTCATCTATTAGAAGCCCCAGTTAGTAATGCAACTTACGGCATGATTTATTATGAAAAGTTGGATTATTCAGACACTACCTCAAGTGTCTATGATCATTCATGGATCAAACGATATTCTACTGAACTCGCCCGAGAGCAGTGGGGAGTGAATCTCACAAAATATGAAGGTTCTATGTTGCCATCTGGCCTTACTATGAATCCATCCGCAATGGTTCAAAAGGCAGAACAAGAGAGAGAAAAACTTGAACAGGAGCTGCAGGATCAATGGGCTTTGCCTATTGACATGTTTATCGGTTAAACTGATACTCTTCCTGCTTTATGTTCATTTTTTCAACTTGACATTGTTATACTAGAATGGTATAATAAGATATAAAAAAGAAACTAGCAGAAGGAGAGCCCTATGAGGACTATATTTCTTTTGACGGCAGTCGTATTGTTTTATACACCGTCAATATTGGCTGAATCGCCTCTAACGACATATATCAAAGAAGCAAACCCAAAAGTAACAAATTGGGAAGCAAACACAATAGTTAAAAAAGTACTCAGATACTCAGCACAACGAGGTCTAGACCCAATCTTAGTACTGGCTATCATAGATGTAGAAAGCAAATTTAACCCAAGAGCAGCATCTAGTAACCCTAGAAACAAATCCGAAAAATGGTCACTTGGTTTAATGCAAGTCAACAAATATGCTTGGCTATATAAGAAACACAAACACAATTTGTACAAAATAGGTTTGATACAATCAGAAAAAGACCTATACAATATAGATTTGAACGTAAAAGCTGGTACTTTCATTTTTAGCAAAACAAAAGAATATTGCCAAAGTTGGAAACAGTCAGGCCGTTTAAAATCAAAAAAATACAAAAATGTATTCCAATGCTCTATTGCTTCTTACAATGGCTCTAAACACCGATTTCATTACTTGGATAAAGTCGTTAGCAGTATGCACAATATACGATCTTCTTTTTACAAAAACAGCAAAATTGCTACATTTGCTTCAGCAGAAGAACAATCAGTTTTTAATCAAACCACTTTGATAAATAAGATTGTACTCAGTATGGGTACATCTGTAGCACTTTTATATAACTAATGGCTAAAAAACTTGATCTAAAGAAACTATACTTTGATTGGTATAGTAATTTTATCACCAACGGGGGAACTGGAGTCACTAATTTGACTGAACCATTTCCTTTGGATGGCACTGGTTGGAAATTGGCCGTTGATGGCGAAACTATTATTCCAAAATACAAAACAAAAGCCTTAAATATTATTGTGCCTGCAGATGCTGCAATAATTCTAACAACTATCGGCGATCATAACATTTATTATTTGGCTGATTATACTGTCAAGTCAAAAGGTGGTTATATCCCAAAATATACGGATATGTAATGATAGCAACAGCGTTTGTAGTCAATTTTATAATTGAACAATTAAAGGATGTCGCTGTTGATAAAATCACAGAACACTTGACTGATCTTTGTCTTGAAATTGACGATCACGTTATTGTATTGACTTCATCTCCAAGGGGATTAGTTGATATTTTATTGAACTATCAAGTTACTGATTTTACGATTGACTGTGATGACATAAAGACAGTGGTTAGTTTTAGATGCAGTAGCAACGAAGTGATGAAAACGATAACTAGCGAACTTAAAGTATCTAAACACAAATTCATGGTAATCAAATGAAGCCGTTTGATCAGATTATAACCCAAGAGATAGAAAAATTAGACAAGAAAGTTATCTCTGCTGGTATTGTAATTACTGATGGTGAAGTTATTCTTGGTTGTTTGGTTAATAGAATGGGAAACAACAAAACATTTTATGATCTTCCAAAGGGGAAGGTAGAGCCAGGGGAAAGTGCTCAAAAAGCCGCTGTAAGAGAAACTTGGGAAGAAGCCAATGTAAGAGTCAATCCAAAGAAACTCGTTGATCTAGGACGCTTTAAGTACTTAAAAAAGAGCAAATACTGGCCAGCAAAAGATATTCATTTGTTTTTATATCAGGTAAATACAAACCAGTTGCCTTCTTTGTCAAGTATGAAGTGTAATTCGTTTTATACTGACCGGGATGGCACTTCAAAACCAGAGACAGTAGGGTTCAAATATATACGCATTGAAAATATCAGACAACACATGAGTAAGAATATGGTTAAAGTATTGAACAACTTTTTATAAATAATATAAACTTATTCATTAAAGGTAAAAGATATGAAAAAATTCAAGACAATTCTAGAAGCAGAAATTGAACGAGAAGACTTAGGCGCCGAGACAAAAACAAAAATCGGTGGTAAATTAAAAGACTCAGACAAGAAAGTCAAAGGTAAGGTTAAAAAAGAAGACCCAGCCGATGAAGGTATTGAACGAGAGGACATCTAACGATGCTAAAAACTGATCTTGGCATTTTTAAAGAAGATGTCAAGAGTCAGATAAATTTTGACATCTCAGTTCCACTAGATAAACTAGATAACACCACTATAATCAAGAACAAACAATCAAATATACAAAATTTGGTTAATTCAGCAGTTTTTGATCTAATCAAGAAAGAAAATAATTTCTCAGACTCCCAAATACCTGGACTTGATATTACTATCAATAAATACA